ACAGTTAACTTACAGAGGTATTCCTTTAGTAGTTCGTAGAGATTGGGATGTTCATATCGCTGCTGACTTTGCTAACATTAATGGCTCAGGTGCTGCTAATGAAACTTATAGAGCAATGTTAACTACAAGAGATGCTTTCGTTGTGGGAACTGACTTTGATGAAAACTCTGTTGAGCAATGGTATTCACAAGATAACAAGGCTTACAGATTCAGAGTATCTTATATGGTTGGTGTAGCATTAAAAGATGCTAAATTAGCTGTATTCTATACACCTGACGCAATTTCATAATTTAACGGGGGATGAAATACTCCCCCTTAAATATTTTTAACTTTTAATAACACAAGAAAATGGCAATCGAAAATTTAAGTATAGCACACAGCGATTTAGAAATCAGAGGTGGTTTGCAGTATGTAGGTTTGATGTTAAGAGGTAGTTTAGGTGCTGTAACATTTGATACGGCAGGTGATGACCACAGCGTTGCTTTGGCTTCTAATGACGTATTTCAGTTGTTTGATTTAAAGCAGGGTACAGGCTCTCTTAGTACAGCAGGTACTAAAGAAGGTGGTACTATAATGTTTGAACACACAGTATCTTTTTACGTTCCTAGCATTTCAACTTCTCACTTGAGCAACTTAGAAACATTACTAAATGAAAATTTAGTTGTTTACTGTCAAGATTATAATGGTGGTAAATATGTATTGGGTGTTTCTGAAGCGTATGCCTTAGAGGATAGTACGGTAGGTAACATTCAAATGTATGCAAGAGTTTCATCTATTGAAGGTGGAACGGGTGCTGCTTTAGGTGATGAGAACGGTGTAACCGTAACAATCACTTGTTCAGCAGGTGAGCTTCCAAGAGTTTGTTCAAGTGCAATGACACTTGACACATCAGTCGGAACAGCAACAGTAGCTTAATATTAACTAAAAAGGATAGGTTAGGGCGATTTGCCCTTTCCTTCTTTTTTTATTATACTTGCAATATGTATAAATCTAAACTAAACAAAGGAACAACTTTTTTTGATGGATTCAAAGTAAGTTGGTCTAAGGCAACTCAAGCAGAACTAAAGAAAGTTTACGACTTGGGATTTACTAATTTTGTAAGCAAAGAAGATGCAAAACCAAAGAAAACCAAAGCAAAGGCACAAGAAGAATCAGTTAAAGACAACTCAGACAAAGAGTAGTTTTAACACTAAATATGCTTTTGTAAACCTATCTACTCCAACGGTAGATACTGAGGTTAAAGACTTAGACAGATTAAGAGAAGATTGGATTCCTTTTGGAAAAGACAATCTATTTCCACAATATCTAGCTGAGTTAAAAAGACAATCTTCTACACATCGTTCTGTGTTAGCACAGAAAACTACATTCACTACGGGTGGTGGTTTCTTGACTTCTAACGAATCATTAGCTGATTTCATAGAAGATGTTAATGCTAACGGAGAAAGTCTAAAGGACTGCTTTAAAAAACTAGCAGACGATTATTATACTTATGGTAACGCATACCTAGAGGGTGTTGTATATGAGGGTGGTGTAAACTTCTATCATAAAGATGCTTCAACAGCTAGACTAGCTAAAAACAAGAAGCACGTTTTCTTCAATCCTGATTGGGAAAACCATAAGAAAAACCAAAAGACACAAAGAATACCAATCTATCCGCAAGTATCAGCTAATAGATTTATCATACATTATAAGGATTACGAAAGTACATTTAACTTTTACGGATTACCTGATTATGTAGCTGCATTAGAACACATAGCAATAGACTATGAGATTGGTAAATTTAATCACACATCATTTAAGAACGGATTTAGTCCTTCTGCTATTGTTACCGTTAACGGTGATTTTGGTGAAGCAGAAGCAGAGAAGTTTGTTGAAACTGCCAAAGATACATTAACAGGTAGTGGTAACAACTCAAAGATATTATTCCTTGTAAAGAACGGTGAGGACAGTAGAGGTACTGACGTTCAGATTATAAGCAACAAGGAAGATGGTGATTTCCTAGATTTACAGAAGTTAACTGACCAAAACATAATTACTGCTCACAGATGGCAACCTGCCTTGAGTGGTATCGTATCATCAGGAAAGATGAACAATACGGGTAGTGAGATTAGAATAGCTTATGACTTAGCTATGTCAACTGTTATTAGAGATACTACTAACATCTTATTAGACCCTATAAAGAGAGTTATTTCTGCTGAGGTAGGAATTGATACGGATGACCTAACAGTCGCTTACGAGCCACCTATTTCATTCTTATCGGACATTGACCCTAAGCAAGTATTGACTATCAATGAGCAAAGAGCAATGCTTAATAAAGACTTAGAAGATATTGAGGATGGTCATATGCTCTTATCAGACAGACAGACAATTAGAGTAGAACGAAACGAAACACAAGACTAATATGGCAAATGTAAGACAATACAACAAGTTTGTAACAGCATCAGAGGTTATATCAACTTCATTTACTAATCAAGCAACAGATACTGCTTTGATAAGTGATGCTATACTTGAAATTGCTGAACTTGCACACATTAAGCCTGAGCTTGGATTAGATATGTTTGAGGAGTTAAAGACACAACACCATAATAGCACTTTGACAACTGCGAACTCTGATTTGTTAACACACTACCTAAAACCTGCATTATGTTGGTTTGTTAGGTTTGAGGTTATGAACGAGATACAATACAATACAACATCGGCAGGATTAGTTGTTAACGTTTCCGATTTTAGCACACCTGCAAATGTAGAGCAGTTCAATCAAATGAAAAGCGACACATTTAGAAAGGCTAAAGTATTGTTGGATGATATGATTGCTTATATCACTCACGATGACCAATTAAACGATTACCCTTTGTACGGACACGATGGAGATAGCTCAATGCCTGATACGGATATAGCTAGTAAGTTAAATGGAATAATATTCTACTAATGGAGAACGCAGTAACAGAAACAGTAAAGAAGGGTCTTAAAAACAAGGTTACCGAACACAACGAGGATGTGAAGGACTTGAAGGTTGATTGGAATCCAAAAGTAACTTACAAGAAGTTGGAGAAGGTTTTTGAAAGAGGTTTGGGTGCTTATGAAACAAACCCTGAATCTGTAAGACCTAACGTTACAAGTCCTGAGCAATGGGCATACGCAAGAGTAAACTCTTTTCTTTATGCTATGAAGAAGGGTAAGTATAGAGGCGGTAAACACGATACTGATTTGTTACCGAAAGACCATCCAATTAAGGAATCTATGAAGGATGTAGAGAACGGTAAAGTAAGAAAAAATGAGAAATGTGCTGATGGATATGAGCATCAAATGCCTGATGGCTCTTGGATGTGCGGTAGAGAACACGGTGGCGATGGTTATAACTCCTACGATGGTTTTGACGAAAAACAAGTTGATTTATTGGATTTAATAAATGAGATGGCGGGTGAACTTATATCTGAGTTAACTAAAACTAAAAACGCTTTTACTCAAGAGGAGATTGATGAAACATATACAGAGTACAAGAAAGCTGTTAATATGAGTTACTCTGAGCTAAAGAGATGGTCGGAGAGCAAGTGCAGTAAGAAGGCTAGTATAGGCACAACTGCAATAAACAGAAACTTAACTTTGCTATCAAAGAAGAAAGCAGATTGGACTTCTGCAAATGCTACTGAAGCAAGAAAAGCTATTGCGTATATTGCAAGAGCAACTAAACAACCACAAGGCAAGAATGTGAGTAAAGAATGCCCTTACTCCAAAAATTACATTGCTTTAAAGAATTGGGCATACGATAGAAACAAATAAAATAATATAAAATGGCAACAGGATTTTTAGATGATAATGTATCGTTAATGCGAATGGTAGGTCATTCTCCTAGTAGTGATGTTCAAGTATTTACTACTGCTGCTCAAACAGGCAAGAACTATTACTGCTTACACTTCCCTGTGGAGAGTGTTATAGCTAGTATTACTGCTGACGAGTGTACGGGTGAAGATGCTCTACAAACAACTGTACCTGCGGGAACTACATTGTTCTTAGGAAAGGTTACAGCGATTACATTGACAAGTGGAATTTGCATAGGATACACGTCTTAATATGGCTAGTAACGAACATAGTAGTTTAGAGGATTCGCAACTGCACGTTCCTAAAGGCTTTAGTACAGCTAGTAATGACACTTTGCTTACTAAGAACTCTAGCGGTGCTTTACAATGGCAAGATGACAATTTAAGGAAAACTCATTTTGTTCGTGTTAGTGGATTGTTAGATAGAGTAAGAAGGGTAGATGAACACGCACCTGCTTATGGAGGTAACATTACCTATTCTTGGTCGTCAGTCGTTACTGACCCTACTGCTGATGCACAAGACGCACTACAACAAGCACAGCTATATTGCACTAGAGATGGTTTTGTAAACTCTTTTAGTGGATTAGTTGGAGGAACAAGTGGTAAGACTGTAAGTTTTAAAGTATATAAAGGTACTCCTTCTGATGAAAGTTCTGCTGCTATCGACCTTACACAACTAGGCGATACTGCGAGTGAAACTTTAGGAGGTGATACCACTACCGACTTCTTCTCAACTACATCTTTGGGTAGTAGTGCTACCTTTGCAGCAGGTGATGTTCTTATCGTTACAGTAGCACCGTCAACAGCAGATGAAACAACAGTAAGGTTTAACGCTACTATGGAGGTAGTATATACATCGTAATATGTTAGGATTAAGTTTAGCAATTAGAGTAGGTAAAAGAGTATTAGGAGGTCTGATAGATTCTTTAATGTCGGCTGTTAAGGGTCGTGCTACTTATAGCGAGAATATTGCTGATAGTAAGCAAGTAGTTAAGGATATTGATAACTACGAGTTGCTAGACAAAGCATCTATACTACTTACACCTACTGCATATAGTGATGCAAGGGTACACTCTGTAAAGACTTATACAGGTGATGAACTTGTAACTAATGGAACTTTTGATACGGATTTAAGTGGGTGGACAGGTAATGGTGTTTACGATAATGGTAGGGCAAGAGTTGATATTATTAGTGGTGGATATGTTCAAATTCAGCAAAGTTTTTCTTTTGTTGATGGTAATACATATAAGTTATCTTTTAATGTAAACGGAACAGATGGCAAACAGATTAGAACACAAGACAATGGTTCTAATATAGGTGGTTTAACTACATCAAATGGTACTTGGGATTTAAATGGTAGTGAGCAACAATTTGAAGTTGTTTGGACTGCTAACGCTAATTCTAACGCATTAATATTTGCAAGGGCAGGGACAGGTGATTGGAGTTTTTCAATAGACAACGTATCAATAGTAGATGTATCATCAGACTTTGACTTCGATAGAGCAAGTAGTGCTACAAGAATAAACTCTGATGGTTTAGTACAAGATATGCAGAGTATTACTGACCCTGAATTAGTACTTAATG